ATCGATTATGCCACCCCGTCTGCCAGGAAGTAACCGCTCCCAGTTGAAAAGCTCAGGATCCACATGTCCAGTTTGGACATTGAACCATGAACCATCACACAACGGAACGGCATCCTCCCCAACATCTGTCAGCTCTCTAGGCGGTTCAATCCCACGCATGGAATCATAATAAGCTTCGAGACGCAATTGTTGATCTATCGGTAATCCCCACGTTCTTTCGAAAAAGGTCCTCGTAACCAACGAAACAGGAACAGCAGAACACTCTTTTGTCTGCCAACTCCCATACTCATGATAATGGCGATACCCTAGTCCCGACCGGTGGTCAAAACCTTTGCTCGCTACATGAGAAGTGCCGCGTAATATAGCGTGGGCGAACGATTGTAAAACCGGAACACCCTGATACATGGTAGACAAGCTCTCACCCACAGCACGCATCACTGTGGCCGCCTTGGTCGGTTGATCATAGTGGCGGTGAGATACCAAAGACTGCTTCAGAACATGTCTGTAATCCCGAACCATTACCCAGCCAGAATCCTTACAACCTCCTGTCTCTCGGTTTGCACCTACAAACGAGGCAGTTGGAAGTTCAACATAGGTGGGTTTGGAACGGCAGAAAACAACATCCTGAAGCTCCGTAGCCCTGTTCTCAAGTTTTAACTCATGTCCAAATTTTAAAAACGCGGCTTCTATCGTCGAGTTCACCAATGGTTCGTCCCTTGCCTCTACAAATAATAGACAGTCATCTCCATCGTCCAGGACATCGAACCGGATACCCAGTTCTCTGCCATAGCCGAGGATCATGCACAGCATCTGAAATACATTGCCCGATGCTGTATTGACATCGCCACTCATGCGGCAGCCTTCGCAGCAGTATTTAATACCACCACTAGTGCGACCACGGTTGCGAGTTTGCCAACCTAAGAGGCGTTGGAAGTTAGAATCATTGATGAGTCTAAGATAGGCAGCGTGCTCAACTCTTCTGAGCATGTTGAGCGAGACATGAGCGTCAAACTTGGTACAGTCTAAGGAGTAGACCACACAGTCTTCGAAATTTGTCATTTTAGACGCTATAGTACGAGCCCTCTCGTAGTTATTCATCCCTTTGGCGACGATCCGAGTATACTTAAAACCTCCAGAATATTTAGTCCGCCCCCGCGGCGGGGGGGGGGGGGGGGGGTTTGGGTTTGCGGGCTCGATGGGTGTGTGTGAGGGTCC